GGAGCCTACTCCGCAAAAAATAAGTGATATGGCGAAAAAAAACGAAGAAAAAAATGAAAAGGAAATTTTAAACAATGAAGAGGAATTTATTGATGACGACTCCTCAGAGTTTGACATTCCGGCTTTCTTGAGGAAGAAATGAGGCTAAACTTTCAAAACTACTTCTTTAAACCTTCTTTTAAAAGACCCTATAATTTCATTTAAACAGAAAAATAATTGGTTGTCAAGGGGTATTTTTTATGTTATATTTGGGTGGGAATGTAGCCCATGGCTACATGTAGATATGGATAGAAACGACTTTGCGAAGTATATAAATACGAAAGCAAGTTTATCTCCGAACTCCGTCCGGCATTGCTTGAGCCGGTGTTATCTTTACCTTGATTGGCTACGGCAAAAAAAGAAAGAAATAAATAAGGTTTCAATGGAGGAGTTTATTTACGAATTAAAAGAAAAAGGAAGAAACAATAATACTCTTAATACTTATGTTTTTGCTTTTAGGTACTTAAAACATTATATGATTGATCGAGGGATTTATAATGGTTTTTTTGAGGGGTTTAGTTCGTTTAAAAAGGTGAGTCCCCAAATCGTTATTCTCAGCCAGGAAGAAGTCGAAAGGCTTATTTATGCCGATACTACACCAAAAAACTACGTAGGAGATAAAATATTAAAACTGCAATATGCTATTCAAACTTTTAGAATGTTCCTTGCTTATACTGGTTGTAGTTTTGATGAAGCGGATCGTCTTAAAGTTAAATTTGTAGACTTACCAAACGGAAAGATATTAATGAAACGTGAGAAGAATCAGTCTATTCGCCATCTATATATTACTGAACCCCTTATTTCACGACTAAAAAAAATAATCAAAGAGAAAAACAACGAAGAATTAGTTTTTACTAATTTACGGGGAAACAAATTTCTCGCCACTGATTTTAGTAAAGATTTACGAAATGCCGCACAAAGTGCCGGTATTAAAAAACGGGTTCATTGTCATTTACTTCGTCACACCTATGCTACTTATTTATACACAGCAACACGTGACATTAAGGTGGTCCAGGAAGTTCTGGGTCATAAAGATATTAAGTCAACAATGATTTATGTTCATATAGCGGATGAAATTATAAAAGAGGGGATGTATCGTCATCCGTTTGTTAGCGGAAATATTAATCCGAGAGAATTTATTAATTTTGTTGAAAACACGGTTCGTAGATTTAAGTTAGAGGAAGATAAACGATTTGATTATTTAAAAATAAAAGACGCAGTACATCAATTTTCGTCTAATCTTTATCAGGCCATTTTGCCGTCTACAGTAGGGTTGCATTAATAATTTGAAAGATATATTATCAAATTAACTATGAAAACGGCGCCAATAGTTAGCGCAATAATCGTAGGTTTTGTAGGAGAAATTCTTTTTTTAAAGAAATTTCATTCTTCTTTGACCCCTTCTGACATTATGATTCTAGGAATTAGCCATGGATTGGCAATTGTGGTTACCATATATATTCGTCGACTTTCAATCAAAGAATATAAAGCCATGGAGAATAAATTTGCTATATATTTAGAAGATCTCGATAAAAAAAATCACAGGTTATACACCCAAAACATCAAATTAAAAGTAAAGTTGAAAAATAGTCAAAAACCTCAAAAACGGGTTTAGAGCATTTTGTAGAGAAAATTTACCCCTTGACATTTTGATATAGTCTGTTATACTAATTACGCACTAATCCACTAAACAACAGTGGACAAAACCTTCAGAAAAACTAGAAAATCGAATTTTTACTCACAGGAGTTTCAGTATAAAATATGGTTCCTTTATCAGTATCTTCTTAGACAATATTCCCTTTTAATTCTTGCAGCCATCGCCTATTTATTATGGTTTTTTTCTAGAATATATGGGAAATAACTATCACTTGATCCGAAACTCGAGAAGCCGATAAGTCTTGAGATAGTTATTTTATCGTAACTTAAATTAATTTTAAATACTAAATATGAAACTATTTGGGATTGAATTATTTTCTTTCAAGAAAGATCCGGAAGTAATGTATGACTTCGCCCAACACGGATTGCTGAGTGGTAATTTTGGACTGGTAGATAATCAAGTGCTTACAACAACTATAGGGGGAATGGAGGGATCGAGTAAATATCAAAGAAAACTTCGTCCAGACGCAACTCTTATTTCTCCAAAAAATCTTTGGAAAATGGGAGCCTTGAATAAAAATAAATTCTTTATTAAAGTTGATCATGAATATTTAAAAGAACAAGTAGCTCAAATAAAAGAAAAGCTCGACTTGATGGGTAAAAGAAAAAAAATAAAGCATAATTTAAATGATTTCAGTCGCCCAATGCCTTCGACGGGTGAAAATGGCGACGTTATGTTTGGACGAATGGAACTCGAAAGTATTTTAGAGCGATTGGAAAATCGAGGAAGAATCGCAGAATTCCAACTTCTTCTTAAAAAATATCCTCATACGACAAGTGAATTGGTTGAATCAATCATTAGTAATAATAGTCATCTTCGTTGTTCTACAATAAGCGGTTTTGTTCCAGATATGCCAAAAGAGGCAATTCGAGCGATGAAAGAATATACCGACATGTGTGTCAATCTCTGTAATAAAAAACCTATCTTTTACATAATCGCCAAACATGAAGATTTTCAAAAGAAAAATGCTAAACGTGATCCTATTTTATTAGCTCAATCACCATTTGGATTCTTTTGGCAGATACTTGGAGCTTGGGATGAAGAAATGGTTTATTTAGGAGATTTATAAATGAGTTATAAATTTATTTAAAATGTATGGAAAGCAAAAGTTCTTTTTTTAACCAACAGAGATGGAGTCAAGCTATGTTAGAACAGGCCGAATCAATGCGTGAAAATTATATTCAACAATCGGCTTATCTTCAATCACAGCAAAACGCACCCATGAGTTTTATTCCTCGGGAATTGGCCGATGATGGATTTGAACCAATTCAAGGTGAACCAAAAGGCGCAAAATATATTATTTCCTATATGTTCAAAAAGCCTAAAGATCCAGTAATTTTCGTTAAGGATAAAAAACAGATGGAAATTTTAGTTAATGATTTACTTCACGATGACAAGGTTGATCATGCGTCAATTATCGTTTCTCGGATTGCCGAGCAGTTTAAACCAAAAACGTCATTTATAAAAAAATTATTGAAAGTGGAATCAATAGAATATAAGAAAATTTAAAAAAAACTAATATGCAAACTTTTTGGAACTTGGTTGTAACAATTTTTACTGGATATATATTAATTTGGGGTTCGAGACAATCTCAAATATATTTAGGTTATATAAATTTATGTTTAGCAGGGTTGATGATAGTTCTATTAATAATCCTAGGTTTACGTGAAATGAATAAAAGCTAATAATATGAAATTTGAAGTACCTAAAAACGCAAATTATGCAGCTACAGTTGTCAAAATAACAAACATTATTCCTTTGGAGGGTTGCGACAATATAATAGCAACCACTATTCTAGGATATCAGGCAATCATTGGAAAAGATATAAAAAAAGGCTCGCTTGGTATAATGTTTCCGGCCGAAACTCAACTCTCGCCAGAATTTGTAAAGGAAAATAATCTTTTTAGACACCCTGAACTAAATAAAAATTCAAAGGAAAAAGGATATATCGAAGATAGCCGAAGAGTAAAGGCTGTTAAATTTAGAGGACATAGAAGTGACTGTTTATTTATTGAACTTAAAAGCCTCAAGTGGACTGGTATTAAAATTAAGGATCTAAAAGAAGACGATACATTTGACTTTATTAACGATAAAGAGATCTGTAGAAAATATGTTCTTTATGAATCAAATGGTCCTGGGAAACAATTAAACCAGATCCGTAAATTTAAAAGAGTCGATGAAAAATATATTCCACAGCACATAGACTGCGATCAGTATCTTCGTGTAGCAAATAAAATTCCGGACAACGCTTATTTTATTGTCACTCAAAAGCTTCATGGAACAAGTATTAGAATTGCAAATACCATTGTTAAAAGAAAGTTGAATATATTTGAACGCCTACTTAAAAAGGTCGGAGTGAAGATTCAGCAAACAGAGATGGATTATGTTTTTGGAAGCCGTAAAGTAATAAAAGATGTTAATAATCCTGATCAGAAGCATTTTTACGATGTGGATATTTGGACTACAGAAGGCAAAAAGCTCGAGGGCTTAATTCCGGAGCAATTTATAGTTTATGGAGAATTAATAGGCTATACCCCAACCGGAGGAGCAATCCAAACTGACTACACTTATGATTTAACGACTAATTTATCTTCCTTATATATTTATCGAGTTGCCTTTGTTAATGAGACAGGATTTGTAGTTGATTTATCTTTTGATCAGATGGTTGAATTTTGCAAACAAAGAGGTCTTAAATATGTTCCAGTCCTTTGGAGAGGATATAAAAAAGACTTTAAGGTTGAAGAATTTATTGATAAACGATTTTACGATGGAGGGAATACCACTTGTGTCAAACTATCTCACCCAACACTACCTGACGAGGGTATTTGTATGAGGATTGATGGAATGACCCCTTATATTACCAAAACAAAATCACCTACATTTTTACAACATGAAACTAAATTATTAGATAAGGGAGTTATAGATATGGAATCGGTCGTAAGTTCAAAAAGTGTTAATTAAAATGGAAAAAACACAAATATTAAAAGTAATAGTTGGATCACAAGCTCACGGCTTAGCCGGTCCTAATTCTGATTTTGATTATCGAGGGGTATTTGTGGTTCCTACAAAAGATATCCTAAAAATAGGTGGCAATATTAATCATACTTCATGGATTGAAGGTAAAGAAGACGACACTTCGTGGGAAATAGGAAAATTTTTACTCATGGCTACAAAATGTAATCCAACGGTACTTGAAACTTTCTTGGCGGAAAGGATGGATCTTATTCCTTTCGCTGAACTAGGCCCAGGAAATCTTAATTTAAGTAAAGAATTACAAGATTTATTTCCTCATGTCTGGAATTCTCAAGGTGTAAAAGATGCTTTTATCGGTTATGGATTTAATCAAAGAAAGAAATTCTTTGATAATAAAGATAAGAGAGCCCCTAAATATGCTACGGCCTATTTAAGAGTCTTATATAACGCATGGGAACTTCTTTCTACTGGTACTTTTTCGGTCAACTTATCAAAAGCTCCAATATTTGATCTACTAAAAAGATTTAAAGCCGGTAATTATGAAATGGGAGAAGTAATTCAACACTGCATGGATTGGGAAACAAGAGTGTTACAAGCATACAATATCAACCCTAACAAAAAAACTAATTTAGAGCCAGTTAACGAGTTTTTATTGAAAGTAAGAAAGCAGTTTTGGAATTAGGATGTTGGTGTAATGGCAGCATCACCGCCTCCAAAGCGGTTGGTAAAAGTTCAAGTCTTTTACATCCTGCCAGAACAAGCACTTTAAAAATTTAACACATGGAGTGGCGCATATGCGAGAGACGCTATAGCAGAGAAGATGATAACTTGCATCGAACACTACACTAGTAGCCTCATTACATAAACTGGATGATAGATGCTTTAATCTGCTGAATTATACCGTCGGTTGAGAGTCCGGCCATATCAACCCGTAATCAACGGGTCAGTGCGAGGAATTAGTACTCCCCGTATGCAGTGGCGAAACCAGTAAGGGTGAGTTTATCTGTTGCTTTCACGAGTAACAGATTAGCAATTCCCTTACCTCCAGGTGTTAGTTTTTAAATATATGAACGAAAAATATCAGATCATAAAAAATCGGGCACAGTGTTTAAAGTGCGGAACAATTATTGAGAGTTTAAGTACTCATCATTTTGTGCAGTGTAAATGTAGAGATATCTTTGTAGACGGTGGATTTGCATATTTGAGACGAGGGGCTATTAATTTTAAATATTTTAAAGATTTATCGGTTACTAAACCGCTAATTAGAAAATATAAAAAAAGATTCAATTTATTTATGTGGTTAAAACAAGCTTTAAAACTAATAAATAAATGAAAATAAAAATAACACAAACATATTACAAACTAAATTTCTTTTGTTTTATTTTAGGGATGATTGGAGTTTGGTTAACAACCTATAGCGGTTGGGCATTATTTTGGTGTGCTGTAGCATCGGTACACTTTCAAAAAAAATTATATGAAGGTAATCTTAACTAAAGGCCTACCGGCGTCCGGCAAAACGACTTGGGCCAAAGAATTAATTAAAAGCCAGCCAGGGAAATGGAAGAGAGTAAATAAAGACGACCTTCGAGCAATGGTCGATGGTGGTGTTTGGTCAAAACAAAATGAAAGTTTTATTGTAAAAATAAGAGATATTGTTGCAGCGGAATCACTCATTCATGGATACAGTGTTATTATTGACGACACTAATTTTAATCCACAACACGAAGAAACATTCAAAGATATGGCTCATGACCTGGGAGCGGAATTTGAGATAAAAGACTTTACCGACGTTCCACTTGATGAGTGTATCAAAAGAGATATGAAGAGATCAAATTCAGTTGGCGAAAAAGTAATTAAGACCATGTATAAAAAATATTTACTTCCCGATCCAATCACTATTGAGCATGATGAAAGCTTACCAGACGCCATAATTTGCGATATTGACGGGACTGTTGCTCTAATGAAAAACAGAAGCCCTTACGATGCGTCCACCTGTGAAAATGATGATCCTAATACCCTGATAGTAGGAATTTTACAATCTTATATCGAAGGTTTAAGTAACGATTTAATGCCCCGCCCTACTGTGTTATTTGTCTCCGGTCGAGAGGATAAATTTAGAGAAAAAACAGAAGAGTGGTTAAAGAAATGGATTACAGTGCCCGGCTGGTCTTTGTTTATGCGTCCAACCGGTGATTTTAGAAAAGATAATATTGTCAAAAAGGAAATATATGAGGATATGATCAAAGATAAATATAATGTTTATTTCGTTTTAGATGATCGTGATCGAGTAGTTAGAATGTGGAGAGAGCAAGGATTAAAGTGTTTACAAGTTGCTAATGGTGATTTCTGATTATTAATTAATAAAAAACTATGGATAAAACAAAATATATAGTCGTAAAGAAATTTGAGTTTGATATTAAGACAAATAAAACTACAGCAATTTTATTATCTGGATCGACCGGCCCTGAATTTGCAACCCTCGAGCACGCCGTTGCAAGTATTATGAGCCAAAACGGTTCAGGGTTCACTATCTATAAGAAAATAGGATGGAAAGTTAATGAAGATGAAATCAATTTATAAATATGCCAGAACTAGAATTTATAGCTGAGATAAAAGAAACTAAACAAGTAAAGTTGGTCAGCCAGGACAATCAGTATAGTCTGAGACTAATAACAGATGACTCTAAAATATTAGCTTTAGGAGCCTTACCAAGCGACATTACAGTTAAAGTAGTTGTTAAATATGAAGTTAATAATTTTAAAAATAAAAGTGAATCAAAAGGTTTTCCTATTCACCCAGATTTTAATAAAGAAATTAAAAAAAGAGGAATATAAATGTTAAAAGTTTATAAAAAATTATGAAAATCAAAGCAATAAGGCATGGTGAGATTCTTTTCGTTCCTGTTAAAAGTTTACCTCGTGGATTAAAGAAAGCAATAACCAACGTTATAATGCGAGGATCAGGAGACAATCCACATATAGCCAAAAACGTTGATCTTTACTTTAAAAAGGAAGGCGACTATGTATTTGGATATTTAAGAGCTAAAAGAGGCGCCAAACTTTATCATAAAGAACATGGAATTAAAAAAGTTAATGGACTAATGGAAGCACCTTTAAAAGCGGGTTATTATCAGTTAAGACAGCAGGTTGAAAAGACCAATGAGGGCCTTCGACCAGTTCAAGATTAAATACTATGTTCTCAAAAAAACTAGGGTATGATACACAAACAGAAAAATTGATTGACCGAATGTGCATTAACGTAGAAAGAGAAGATTTTAAGTTAGAAAAAGCAAAGGCTTTAGACAGTTTACTTAAAATTTATGATCTATTTGGATTAAAACGGCCCATAAAGATTGTTTGGGTGAAAGATATCTTTGATAAAAAGTTTATGGATGCGGCAAGGTCGGCATGGTCGGCAGGGTCGGCAAGGTCGGCATGGTCGGCAGGGTCGGCAAGGTCGGCAAGGTCGGCATGGTCGGCAGGGTCGGCAAGGTCGGCAAGGTCGGCAGGGTCGGCAAGGTCGGCAGGGTCGGCAAACCTAGAATGGACCGCCCTTGATTATGATTTTGATTGGTTTGTAATTGAATATGAATATTGTAAAAATCCAAGTGATAATAAACCAAATGAAAATGATTTTAAATACCTTAAATACTCTGAACTTTTGATGAAAGCTAAAGAATATGGAGTAGGATATTGGGTTGAATGGGAGGGCGTATTATATTTAGCCCCCACACCAATAGTTAAAATTGATACTCAAAATAGATTTCATTCTATTAAAGTACCCGCTATTAAATGGAAAGGCGGACAGGAGTTTTATTATCTAAACGACCTTAATTTTAAGAAAGATTTATGGACAAAAATAGTTAAGGGCAAACTCACACCCGATAAAGTATTTAAGATAGAGAACCTTGAGAAACGAAGAGTAGCTTACGAGCTAATGGATAAAACTAAGATGAAAGCTCTTAAGAATTATAAAGTACTCGATCAAGATAAAGACGATCTTGGTAAACCAATGAAGATTATTCAATTTGAAGTCAAGGGGTTTGATAAACCTTTTATTTATTATCAATGCGTTGATGCCACAACAAAGCGTGAATACTTTGTCGAAACCGATAAAACAACCTGTAGGGAGGCAAAGGCAGGGAGTTTTGGATTTAGTCCGGATGAAATAATTTATAAATTTGAGTATTAACTAAATATGAAAGGTATTATAGGGTTTGCATATTGTATCTACTCGGTGATTTATGCTTTTATGTTCTGGGGATTCTGGTGGGGGATATTAAATCTTTTTATTCCCTTTTCTCCAATCTGGGATTTAGTTAAGTGGTTAATATTTAAAGTAGGGAAGATAAGTTAAAGGTTTGTAGGTGACATCAGTGTCACTATCAAAAAATGAATATAAAACTTTACGGTTTAAAAAAAGGCGATAAGATTTATGATGATTTTAGTGATGGTTCAAAGTTTATAACTTTTGATCACCTTGATGGTATGTATTCGTTTAATTTAACCGAAAAAGGTGGAATATTTCATTTGGCTGGAGGAACACCATTAATTAAATTTAAAGACGGTTATAAAATACAAACATGAAAAACTTTATATGGAAGGTCGAAGAATTCGGATTAAAAATAGCTTTTGATGATATTTTAATCTCATTGACTAAATCGTTTTTAGGAGCAAAAAGAATACAAATTACCTATTGGAATAAAGTAAAATAAACCATGAAGAAACGAGACTTAATCGAAATCAAAGGAATGGATCTACCAGTAAAAATAAAGCTGAATTATTGGGATGGGATAGTTAAATTGGTAAAGAAAATATTCTCCGGACATGATTATTATGCTCGTATTCAAAAAGAACCCAAATTAAAAATTAAGTAAGAATATTAATGAACGAAATAATTGAACAAAAAGACGAGAAACAGATTGATATAGTTAGACACTCTTGGACAGACTTAGATACAGAACAGAAAAACGGCGTCTTAGCCCTTACTTTAGCCCGAAGCACCAATGAAGCAGCTAGAATATTTAAGACAATAACAAAAAGATCAAGAGCTTATTTTTATTCTAAGGTCTATCCAACAATAAAAGATGGATGGAAAGAAATATCTTTAGGTCTTCCTGACGATGCGTTAAGAATATTAAGGGGTGGCAGTATTGCCGCTGCTTACGAATTAACAGAGGAAATTAAACATAAAGATGTAAGAATAAGAAATAAAGCGTCAAATGACATTCTAGGGCATACTTTAGCCAATAAAAAAGGTCCACAAGTAGCTGTTCAGGTTAATACTTTTAATGCAGGTAAATATATAGAAGAGGTTTAATAAGCAGGTTCATTTTTATCATATAACCTATCTGAATAATGACAGGTAGGCTATATGACACTTGCGACGAGAATCAACTATAAGAGTTTTATCGAAGAAAACTTTCAGATCATAGATAAAACCGGTAAAGTGGTTCCATTCATATTTAACGATACTCAAAATTACTATTGGAACCTTCTAATAAAAACGTATCCAACTTTAAGTAATGTTCGTGAAAATATCCTTAAATTTAGACAGCCAGGATTCTCTTCTTTAATTGATGCAATGTTTACGGTTGATTTTATAATGTCTGAATCCGGTCAACAATCAATCACTTTTAGTGATATTTATTCTCACAAGGACGAAGAGACTAGGACTTTATTTCAGCGTGTTGACACGTTTATTGATTCATTTTGCGAAAAGAACAAAACACCAGGTACTTCAAAAGAAGAGTTCAGAAAATCAATGCTAGTTTTAGATAGTGGTAATAAGATCCAAGGACATAGAAAGTCAGAAATTAATGTCCGGACAGCCAATGCTAAAGTCTCCGGTCGAGGTGGTACCAAACAAAATATTCACTGGTCTGAGCCAGCATTTTATCCAAATACTGAAATACTGAATGCTAATGACCTTGTAATAGGTGCAGAACAACAGGTGGCTGACGGGGTGGGAAAGATATTTAGAGAATCTACAGGGAACATGATTGGTGATTTCTTTAATGAAGAATATGAATTCGGTAAAAAACCAGAAGCTAAATTTAAATCAAGGTTTTTAGGTTGGTGGTTACATCAGGAATATTCACTTACTCCCGCTTCCGGTTGGTCACCAGATGAAAAATACAAGAAATTAATCAAAATTCATGGAGCAAGTTTAGAGCAATGTTACTGGCACTATAACAAGGTAAATTCAGCTAAACCAAGTGATAGAGAGAAAGTAATGCGTGAATATCCATGCGATGATATTGAAGCTTTTATGCAACAGGGGAAACTATATTTTAATGTTGGATCATTAAAACACTACAAAGACATATTAAAAAAATCACCAATTAATGAAAGGTTAATCTATGTTTAAACAATATCGAGAGATAAAAAAGGGTGAGTTTATTTTGATAGGTAGTGACTGTTCACAAGGAGGAGAAGATCTTAATTGCTCACAATTTCTATCTAAAACTAAGATAGATGTCCCTTTGGTTTATGCAAAACAAGGAGTGGCTGCTCAAATGACGTCAGACATTGTTCCGGTAGCAGAAAAAATATTTAATATCACCGGAATAAGACCGGTTATAGCATTTGAACGACAAAATGGTGGAGCAAGTGAGATGGAAAGAGTAAAGGTTTTAAATCGCAATAATAAATACGAAGTATTTGTAATGCCGAAGATAGGTCAGGACTTGGATAATAATGAGGAAAAAGACACTAAAACTTTAGGTTGGAACACAAGCGAAATAACTAGACCAATTTTAGTTGGTGATTTAAAGAATATTGTTGATGTACATGGGTTAGGTATTTATGACGAGGAAACTATTCAAGAGTTGTTTTGGTTTATTTTAAGTCGAACCGGAAAACCGGAAGCAATGAGAGGTAAGCATGATGATAGGGTTATTTCACTAGGAATTGCATGGCAACTGTATTTACAATGTAATCCTCCTCCATCAGAAAATGACATATTAAAAGCAATGAATGAATTACCCACAGAATCGTGGAAGAAAGGTGGTGATTATTAATGAATGGAAAAGTAGCTAAGAGATTAAGACGAGAGGCAGCCGGTCAGTATGAATTTGAAACCGAAAAAAGAAGAATGGCTAAAAAAGCCACTTTAAATATAGTCGGTTATCAAGATTCACTAGTCACAAAGAAAGTTCAGGTCCAGATGGACGAAGAAGGTAAAGTTTTTGAAGAAATGGAGATTGAGGTAGTTGAAAAGTTACCAATTTTAAAAGTATTTATTGTACCTCAAAACAAAAACGAATTTATGAATAAATACAGGAATCTTAAGAAAGTTTATAAGAGTAAGTAATAATATGAACCCAATAATTGAAGCCACGATGCAGATTTTTTTCAATCACGAGGAATATAATCTACCCTCACAGGATGGAAAGCCTTGTTTTGAGTGTGGTGGCGCTATTCCTATACTTCGTGATGTAAACGGAAAAATAGACAGATCAAATAGAGTTGATACTAATGCGATTGAAAATTCAAAGCGAGAAGGAATAGCTAAACACGTTTCGCACCACGTTAGCTGTTGGATGAAAGCGTGTTGGGGATAAATATATGAACGACAAACAAATAAAATCAATATCTAAAAAAATAGATAAAGAATGTCAAAAAGAAGCAATTAAAAGAGGGTATAAAGGTTGGACTGACTGGTTTATTAACAGCAACCCAAAAGAAACGCATGATTTTATATTGACTTTAGCTAAAAAATATTACATTCCGTATTGGAGAATTGGAACATAACTATGACCTGTCCCAACTGTAAACACGAACTAGACAAATCTATTCAAGATCAACTATTTAATAGTTTTAAAAACAGAAATATTCAAGTTTATCTTCGACAGGAAGCTGTTTTTGAGAAGATTGGCTATGGAATAGTTGATGTTACTTACCGACTACATAACAAAAGAATTACCCATTTAAAAATTTATGGAAAAGAAATCAAATACTTCAACCAACGAAAACCTCAAGGCACTGGGGGAAATAATAAAGAGGATAAAATTAAGCCTTGACAATAAAGAAACTACAAACTTAAAATTTACTTTAGATATTCATAAAGGTCTAATTAATACTGTGACATGGAACATGGACAAGGAATTTAACTTCGACGACAAAATATCGAGTTGAAATTGATGAAATAGTCTGATACAGTTATAAGTAGTTACTACATTATAGTTCTTGATCTCTGACGTTCTAGAAACCCTAGCAAGTCAGTGATCCATAGACACGCAAACATATAGCGTGTCTTTTTTTATGCTATGAAATCCAAAAAAGAAACTACAACCAAGGCTAAATCTTCAGGTAGCAAATTAGATACAACTGCAAAAACTTATATAGATCGTTTTGAAGCCGATTTTGATGCCCTCTCAGTTGAAAGATCCTCATGGGAGGATAAAGAAAAATCAATTATTGGTATGCCGGTCGACTCATATACTTCAAATAAGTCAGGATCAAAAATTAATGATATGTCAATGCACACGGCTATCATTAAAAGAACCAACGCAACAATCGGTCAACTTCCTACAGGTAAAGTTCAAGCTATAACCAAAGCAGACGCAGGTAAAAACATTGCAATGGACCTTATTCTTCGTAAATATGTTATTCCTAACGCCAAAACTCAACATGACATGTTCACAAAAGCCTGGATGTGGGAATTTTACTCACTATTCTTCGGAACTTATGATGTTTTAGTTGATTATGTAGTCACTGATAAATATGTTGGTCCGGATTGGTATTTAATTCCAAAAAGACGTGGTATTCCTCAAAAGAATAGAATTTCAATTGATGACTGCGATCGTTATTCTGTTATTTCAAACGTTTCTAGAAAATGGTTGTTAAGTCGTGATACAAAAACGTGGAAAAATATAGATAAATTACTCGAACAAACAAAGGGTCCAAAAGAAGATAGTGAACTTCAATCATATAATGAAAGTAAAAACAACAATTCAACAATTGGAACTGGTAAAGATGAAGTTGATGACATTGAGATCATCACAACCTATGAAGGTGATCGTTGGTTTACATTTTCAAGAGATACAAAACTAACACTTCGAGATATTGATAATAAAGGTATTCAAGGTGAATTACCTATAGTTTCTAAACACTGTTTTCCATTAATTGATAGATATCATGGACTGGGCGAATATGAGAGATTGAACCCTCTTCAAAACTCAATCAATTCTTTGATTGCGTTGTACCTGCAAGGGATAAAGATGTCTCTTCATCCACCACTTAAGCTCTATCTTCCTGATTTGGTTGCCTCCACAATTGCCGACGAACCAGGAGCTAAGTGGGTTTTGAAAAACATGAATGTTAATGCTATAACAGAGCATACACGAAGTCCACAAGGAATTAATTCATTCCAAGCTACCTATTCATTCTTAAAAGGAGCATTATTAAACGCAGCAGGGACGACTGATACTACTTCAGGTGAAGATTTTGCTGCAGGAATGGGTAAATCTCCTCAAGCATTAAAGATGCAAGCGGCTTTTGACCAGGCCAGAAGTAATTTTGATCAGAAAATGATGGACGAATCAATGGGTAAAGTGTTTGATAAGATGGTTAACCTTATTGCAACAAAACAAGAAAAACCGATTAAGATGAATTTGTTTAAAAAAGAACTTGAATCAATACAAAAATACAATCCGGATCTAACCGAAATGTTTGAATCAGGTAATTACGGCGAAGTTACGATTAAACCGGAATTTTTGAAAGATAAAGATAAAACGGTTAAATATAAATTCTTTATTGATCCATCTTCAACAGTTAAAAAGGATCAGGCTATTGAGAATCAAACACTAGACACTATTTTAGCGACTGTTGCTAAATTCCCAGGAGCTATGGAACAGGCTATGGCAAAAGGATTTGTAATCATGGGTAATAAGAAAATAGATATTGCACAAACCATAAAGAAATTTGTATCAACGTCAGGTATTCAAGATCCGGAAGAAATAGTTTCAGAATTACAACCGGAAGAATTACAACAGATTCAGGCAGAGGAAGCTATGAAAGCTTCACAAGCTCAACCAGGTCAAATGATCCCAGGCCAACAGCCGACTGGACCAGGTATAGAACAAATAATGGGTGGTCAAGAGGGTGGGTTACCTCCTTCACCTGGAATGCCTTCAGTTGGAGCACCAAATATGGGGGCTCCTCAGGGAATGCCACAAGGTCAAGTAATACAACAGCCACAAGAATCAACAAATTTTGAACAGCCACCTTTTAATGGAATGGCCGAAGGTTTATCAATGGAATCACAACAAATTTTAAATGAATTAAGCGGTAGACAATAAACTTATGAATGATAGCGCAGTTCCTCCGGCAGCTAGTCCGGTTTTTAATACTTTTAAAAGAATAATTGAACCTAAGAGCGAATTGGAAATAGCAACAGAAGAGCAAAGTCAGGTTGCAGCGCTTTCAGGAGATCCGAGGTGGGAAGCTTATAAAAAAGAATTTGAAAAAGAAATTGAAAATATTAATAAAATGCAAGGTGATGATCTTCAAGGATTGGACGTGACAACTATTGGATTTAAATATTTAGCCTGTAGGGCAATTATCGCTAAGTTGACAGAAATGATGATGCGACCAGATGCTTATGCACAAACAATCCGAGAAGCAGGAAAACAAACAGAAGGATGAGCCAATTGCTTTTATAACTGATGAACAAATTGAGGAAATACGAAGAAGAGCAGTAGAAAAAGCTAAAAGTGTAAGGCACACCTGGAGACAAAAAGGTGGATGGATTATTTGCAAATCTTGTGAAAATCCTCATGGTTTTAGAATTTCAGGAGAAGAAAGATTAACGGGTATAGATAAAGAAGGTAACCCAATAATTACTAAACATGAAAATTCAAAGAAGTAAATACAGGTCAACTCACAGATCTCATATTTCAGGAAGTAAACGAAATAAAAGATTTACTGACAGAGTTCTAGACAAAATATTTGATAAAGGTCTGACAATGGCCGGTTTATACGGAAGCCGATCATTGTAAGCTCTTTACCCGATCAGTAATAAGCTTTAGTGCGGTCGACCCAACTTAAAGTGGTCTGTTAATAATTAGGTCTAATTTTGTATGGATGACCAAAAAAATGGCGTAGAACAAACACCCGCTGCCGAGTCTAACAGCGTTGAGTCCAGAGCCAACTCAGAAGTAGAGACAAAGGTTGATCAAACCAATGTTGAAAGTCAACAGACTGCGGAGAATTCCACTCCAGAAAAAAAGGAAGAACAAGTTAATAATTCCGAAGATGGAAATAAGCCTACAAGATACGAAAGGCGAGTCCAAAAACTCATCGGAAAGTTAAAGGAAAAGGACCAGAATCAAACTAATGGAGTTGCTCCAGATATAAACGAGATTCTTGGATTAAACCCTAATCAACCTTTAATTAATCCCAACGAAATAGCAGATGGTGGTATTGATCCAGTTGAATTGGAAAGAAGACAGCAAGCTCGAGAGATGTCCTTGAGACAAAGTATTAAAAACGAGATAGCTGCTGAAACTCAATTTAAAGACACGATCAAAGATCATCTAGCAGACGCAGATAAAACTGCTGAACTTTTGAAGGGCGATGATGCAATGGATGAGACAGTTGCAGAGCAATATAAATTGGCTAATTATCAGGTGAATCCTTTCACAGGAAAGGAAGAATTTGTCCCACGGGTAAAAATGTCAGATATTTATGCAAAACAGAAGAAATTACTGGATGCACAAATAGCAAAAGCAACAGCTAACGTTTCGGGAAAATTGTCTCAAACGGGACAAGAATCGGCAATACGTCCATCTTCACAGGGCGATAAGACCGGAAACGAAGAGTTTAACAGTTCATTTGAAGCAGCTAAGGAATCAGGTACAACTGAGAGTTGGGCTGAACATTTGAAAAAGTTACTATAAGGATTCGGATACTAACGCACTTTTATAAATTCACATGGCACAATCAACAGCTAAACTTACCTATGAGGAAAATGGTGTAGGAAATAAAGAATCCCTGTTAAATGTTGTAACAAACATTTCTCCAGAGGAAACTCCTTACCTTTCTAAATTTGGTAAATCAAAAGCTTCTAATACGCTCCATTCATGGTTGACCGATTCGTTGGACGATCCAGCAAATTCAGGTCACATTGAAGGCGCCGATTATTCATTCAGTAAACCAGGTGCAAGAACTCGTTTATCAAACGATACTCAGATCTTTGTCACACCAGTTGAGGTTTCACGATCTCAAATGGCGGCTGACGCTGCAGGAATCGATAACGAATTCACCTATCAGGTAGCTAAGAAAATGAAAGAACATGCTATCAAAATAGAAAAAGCCCTAGTTTCTGGTACGGGTAATTCCGGTGCTACAGGTACTGGTAGATTGTTAAAAGGTGTCGATTCTTGGATTACGACTAACGTCGAAACAGGAACAGGAACAGGCTCAGAAGCCTTAACTGAAGACATGTTTAACGATAATTTACAAGATATCTGGGAAGCGGGCGGAAGTCCAAAGTCAGCTTATGCTAATGGTACTCAAAAGAGAGCAATCTCAACCTTTACGGGTAGTGCTACCAAAAGTGTAGAAGCTTCGACTAAGGAAATAGTTACAGGTGTAGATGTTTATGATTCCGACTTTGGTCGAATCAAAATATATCCTCACCGAAGACTACCTACTGACACGGTTCATATCCTAGATGAAAATCTATGGAAAGTCGCTATTTATAGACCGACTGAAAAGATTGACGTTGCGGTGGTAGGATCTGCTAAGAGAATGGTCATAGAAACAGAATTGACACTCGAAGCTAGACAGGAAGCCGGAAACGGTTCGATCACAGATTTGAGCTAACCCTCAAGTATTGATCTAGAGGAGTGGAAGAAATTCCACTTCTCGAATCAATATGGATTTACAAACAGATTTCGATAAAGCAATTCAACAAATATCGGAAGGCATTAATAAAAAACGAAGACAGGAAGTTATTGATATTTATAACTCCAAAGATGCTTTTAAAGTTATTAATGACGCTAAAAAATATGGTACTTATGATCATGGAAATAAATCTAAATCCATGAGAAAGATTGCCTGGGTTCCTCTTGAGGTTGACCGATTCTTTTCAAAGATATATGGAGAAGAATATTGGAAAGATAAGGAATTCTTTAATAAAATTGCTCCAGAATGGAGAGTAATTGAACGACATAAACTATGAAAAAGGTTATAATAATGCGTCCTGACGGAATGGACGGATGCACATGGTATAGATTAAAACAATTTGCTCTCATTGCTCGCAAAAAGAAACTTCTTGACGCTCGCTTTCTTGAAATTAATTCACTATCCGTTGATCAACTAACAGAAGCGCTTAATAAAACCGATGCTTTTTTGTGTAGATTGAGTGACGGGACCGCCTATCAACTACTTGATGATATAAACGTCTTTAAACTAGGGAAGCCGGTTATTCTTGATATTGATGATAATTATGATACAGTAGATCCTTTGTCCGACTTTTATTTAGTCTATGGAACTAAAGAAGTTAAAATGAGTAACGGTAAATATTTATGGAAAGACGGAGAAGATGGTTTTTCAATTAAAGCTAATCAAAAACGTTTGGATAATTATCATCAAATATTAAAGAAAGCTACGGCAGTTATTGTCACAACCTTTCAACTTAAAAACTACGCAGAAAAATTTAATAAAAATGTTGTTATAATTCCCAACTCAATAGATTTTGATATTTTTCCAAAAGTTAAAGCTGAAAAAACTAAAGACGAAATACGAATTTGTTTTATGGGTGGAAGTAGTCATTTTCCGGATTTAATCGAGATAGCACCGGTATTGGGCCAGGTGATGAGAGAATATCCAAACACTCATTTCTATTTTTATGGCGTACCTTTTGAAGCGATAATTAATTACCTTCCAAAAGATAGGGTTCATACTGCTGACTGGATTATGGCTGATGGACACGGATATAGAATGGCGTGTGTTAACGCTGACATTGGTATTGCTCCTCTGAAAGATATTACTTTTAACTATCATAAATCAAGTATTAGGTTTTATGAGTTTGGAGCGTTAAGTGTACCTATAATTGGTCGAAATATACCTCCGTATACTGACGATATTAGGCACAACCATAATGGTATGTTGTACAAAAACGTACAGGAATTTTATGATCAATTGGTTGAACTAATTAAAGACCCTATAAAAAGGCTAACTATTGGAAATAATGCGTATGAATATGTCAAAAAGAATAGAGACATTAATGAAATAACAGTTGATTGGGCTAATTTCTTAAATGGAGTAATCGGAGCTTATGAAAATACTACTGTACAACCGAAACCATGACGCTTGGAAGGGTGGTGACGCCGTTCAAGTTGAAAATACCATGACTATTCTTCAAAAGCTTGGAGTAGATTGTGAATATTCATGCGATCCTAATATCTCTTTTGATAATTTTAACTTCGTTCACGTTTTTCACGTAAACTTCAAGTGGACAAAAGACATCTGCACTAGATTAATATCTGCTAGAAAACCCTACTTTATTTCTTCTATCTTTTTTCCAAAAGAATACGGTGTTTCATTCATGGAAATGAAGGGATTTATTGATAATTCGCTCCAAACAATAGCATTATCAACCGCAGAGAGACAGGAAATGATTGATTTACTTCATTGTGATCCTAATTTAATTTCAATTATCTCAAATGGAGTAAATAAAGAGGTTTTTTATAAAGACGATACAAAACGTGATGATTTTATTGTCTCAATAGGTCGACTACAGCAAATGAAGGGACCGCAATATTTAATTGAAGCGTGTAAACGATTAGGTAAAAAACTTCGATATATATCTTCTGATTCTAATGACCCCGAAGCTTATAAATTAATACCCATGTTTGACGAATATTTTGAAAATATTACAGAAAAGGAAGTTGCTAATATTCTTAAAAGAAGCCGACTATATGTTTGTCCATCTTTAACTGAAAGACAATCTCTAGGGGTGCTTGAAGCGGCTAATTGTGGTCTTCCTATAGTTGACAGTGTTTATAATCGAGGAAATGACTTACTTCCATCTTCAATAGTAGTTAATCCTAAAAATATTGAAGAATTAATGGAGGCTATTACAAACGCCTGGGACAAACCAAGAAATACTGATCATGTTCCTAGTTGGGAGGATATAGGAACCAAATTAATCAAACTTTATAAACAACATATATGAAATTTACTATTATAATGGGCACGTGGAACCGGCCACACTTAATTCGGAGAGCAGTTGAAGCGATTGTTAATCAAACTTATACCGACTGGCAATTAATTATTAATGAACAAGGAGAAGGTAAAGGAATTGATACTATTCGAGATCTACTCAAGGACAAAAGAATAACATACATGTATTGTGTTGACAGGCAAGGATTTCAAGTAGGTAATATGGGAATGCAAATAGGTGCCGGAGATATATTTAATGTTCAGGCTGATGATGATATTATGCACCCTGATTGTTTACAGAAAGTAATTGACAATTTAGGTGATAAAAAATGGTTATTTGGAAAAGTGATGAAAGTCAATCTAAAAAGAGAGCTATTGGGTGAAATGGGCCAAAGAGGAGATTTAAATACTCTTAAAGGACACAATTTTATACCACTACCCGCCGTATTTTGGACAAAAGAGGTTTATTTGAAAGTAGGTGACTTTGATCCGGCTTATTCTTTAGTCCAAGATTATGATTATTGGTTAAGAGTAATGAAAATATATCCGGACTATGCTTATATTGACGAATGTCTTATCGACTATACCTGTCATCCGGACCAGGACTCAAACAGAGCCCGTCGCCAGATACGGATCGAAGCTGACTTAATTAGAGCAAAATACAAATCGAGTTGAAAATAGAAAACTGATACTGTATGATGTAATTAATATAGGTAAGACTATATTGTTTTGAGGGTAGGCGAGCTTAATAAGCAACGTCAACCTCTGTAAACCACTGTAGGGAGTAGAGTATAAAAATCTACTTGCCAGGTGGATTTTTTTTTGGCTTTAAAACTTCATATGACTTTTAGATTGTACGAATTACTAGTTTATCAGGCTAAACATGAAAAAAAACAATACCCGTTTAGGCGGGAAAAAGAAAATGTCAAAAAGACCGGCCAAAAGAGTGAGCCAGGTCAATCAAATCAGAAACTCTCTTAAATATTTAGTTTAAGGAAGAGTTGCACTTTTAAATTAGGTAAATTTAGATTTTATCCAATCAATAACTTTTCCGATAAGAACTACGGTAAGGCCAACGCCAAAGATTACTCCAAAATATAATCCCAGGACGCTAATTACTGGATGTTTATTTGTAAAAGATTGAGGTGTTGGAATTGGTACGGATGTTGGAGCCGGTGGAGAATACCATTCAGGAACATTAATTGTCCAATAAGAAATATTTGACCAATAACCACCTATTTCTTTTCTGATATTCATATACCAAGTACCTTGAGAAATATTTTTAAAATAAAAATGATTATCAGACCAATCAACAAGCGGTCCAGGGTCACAACCCGCACATTTATTTAATGTAACACTATATCTTGAAGGATTAGGATCTTTCAGTGTGATACCAATATCAAATGTTTGGCCATCGTCATTGGGTAAAAGGTCCCATTCAGCATTCATTTGAGGAAAAGTATAGTTAATTTGAGGCTGAGGTCTATAGGTATTATGACAATGTTTTTGATTCCAAGGAACACCCCAAGAACTACAATTAGTTCGACAATAATGGCAGCCGTCAGAAGCGGTATTACCAGGATGGGCTTGAACAGAAGAAATAATTATTAACAAAAAGGTAACTAAAACAATTACCCATTTAATCATATTTATTTTTCAAAACTATAAATAATTTCCGAATATTTCGACACATTGTTCGTCACACACAATACACGAATATTTATATGGTTTTTCAAGAGTTTCTCTATGAGGAGCAGAAGAAAGCCATCCATAAAAAATTTGATTATTATTAAAGGCTCTACCAAATTCGTCATACGCAGTAGATAAATTTTCCTGCATAGCAATTTTAGGATAATTTGGATTATTACTATATTTATCAATAAAACCTTGATGATCAAATTCATCATCAGCCCTGTCTTTAGCGATCTCACATAAACGATCATCTTTTATATATTCGGTTAAATTAACAGATTTTCGCCAAGTATTTACCAAATTAAACAGTTTGTTTTCATCTATTTTAATTTCTTTAATTTGTTTTTGAGGAATTAAATTAGACGAAGAACGGGTCTTTACAACAGTAAGGAACCCTACAAAAAGAGTAAAAAGAAGAACATAAACAATTAACCTTCTCACACTCTCATTATATCAAATTATTAATTTTTTTCAAATAATATGACAATTACACCAGGACAATGGTCTTTCATGGGGATGAATATCCCAGATTTTGGTTGGACAGAAAAAAATGCTCCAGCTTTAGGAGTTAATCCTTTTCAACCCCCTGCTCCAAATAGTGGAGCAAGTATGGCAAGTTGGCCTCAGTATACAAATCCAACTCCAACAACTCAACCCGTGCAAAAATCCTCTCCAATAGTTACTACGGGTGGTGTTAAAACCAACCCTCCTCCTGCTGGATTTAATATTAATGAGGCTCAAGGAGCTAATGTAGGAGATCAAAGAAATGGAATGAGATGGAATGGTGTTCAATGGGAGCCGTTGGGAGGCGGTGGTGGAGGTCAAGATGATTCTCTTCAGAGAGAAATTGAAGCCCGTAATGCTACTATTCGCAACAACATTAATTCAGGCTATGATCAATATTCTTCAAACCTAGACCAAATATCAAACATGTATCCAACCATGCAGGCTAATGATGAAAAGCTCGCTGGTGATACATACAATAGTATGTTTGGCGGTATTCAAGAAGGTCAAACACTTGCTAATCAAAAGTTAGATCTATCAAAACAAAACGTTCTAACACAAGGTAAAAATTCAATCTCCGACCTTTCTTCAAACTTAAGAAACATGCTTAAAGCCTCATCTGCTCAACTTGGAGCTATGGGAGCCGGGTCATCATCTGCTTCCCCAATGGCGGCCTATGCATATTCAAAGATTGCAGCTCATGAACGTGGTGGAATACAAAAACAGATTAATGACCAATTAATGCAAGTTGATCAAAAGGTTGTTGATGTACAAACAACTTTTAATAGTCAAAAAATGGAGCTTGAACAATGGAAGGGTACACAATTACAGGGTATTAGAGATAAATACCTACCAATGGTAACAAGAATAAAAGAAATGAAAGCAAGCGTTCCTTTGGAAAAAGTACAAGCTCTTAATCAATTAGAAACAGGTTTGTTATCTAGAGCTCAAAACGAATTATCACAGATTGAATCTGAAGGTAGACAATTTGCAATGAATATGCAATCACAAGCTCAAACACAATTATCTAATTTAACAGCTTTAAAATTACAGCTCGCTAACAACTCTAATTTTGATCCACAATCAATAGTATTCAATCAAATGAACGCTATGAATGGACCTCAACAGAAGCAAGATTCATATAACTATACAAATCCTTGGGCAGTAAAGAAAAATCCTTGGGATACGACCAAGTAACCATTACCAATTAATTTAACAATATGAAGATAAGTGGAATAATCACTTCTCTCAAAAAGAGGTTAACTGATTTTGGTAGTGGGGTCAACAACTTTGCAGGTAATGTCGTAAGACAGGCTCCTGCTATGTTGCAAAATTACTCCAACGCCTATCAGAAGGTGTCCCCTTTTATTCCCTTTGCTCCACAATATAGTTCACCACAGAAAACACAGCAAAACTTTCAAAAAGTTACTCAACCAATCAAAACATTTGCAGGTAATGTAAAAAGTGAACTATATAACCCTTCACCTACATTTAGCGGGTTTACTAAGAAATTATTCGGTTCTCCTGGAGCTTATGTTGCAAATAGATACATTGACCCCCTTACAAATATTGCTCCAAGTGCAAAAATGGCTTTTGGTAAAAATAAAACTTTAATTCAAAGAGGTCAAGGTGCATTAGGTTTAGCCGGAGGAATTGCTACTATTTTTCCCGATCCAATTCAGGATCTAGCTATGCCTGCTTATGACTTAATTAAAGGGGCTAAAGCATATCAAATACAAAATCAGGGTAAAAAATTAGGTACGTTTGAAGCGTTAAAAAAAGGTGGCATTCCCGCTTTAACACTAGAAAAACCGGCGGGTTTAGGTGATGCTATAACTAAAAATCCAACAGGTCAAATGGTTGGTAATTTAGCAGAATTTCCATTAATGATGGGTTTACTTGGAGGAAAAAACGCTAAACGTGGTGAAGAACTTATTAAACAAAAAGGTTTTACATCACTCGCAGATAAATTGCCAAGATTTGAAATAAGCGATAGACAAGCATTCCTAAAAGTAAAAAATTTAGGTGAAAAAATAAAAGAAGGAGCCTCACGATTAGGCGATATCTTTGAACATGAGGGTTTATATACACAATATCCTCAACTTAAAAAACTTCGAGTAATGTTTGATAATACCATGGAGAAAGGCAACAATGGCTCTTTCAATCCAAAAACTTTCACTCTTAATCTTAACCCAAAACTTTCACCAGGTGAACTTCGATCAACCATTCTTCATGAAGTTCAACATGGATTGCAAGATATAGAAGGATTTGCGAAGGGTGGTAGCCCAAATCAATTCACATTAAGCAGACAAGGTAATGTTGATATTACAAATAAAATTAAAAACTTAAGCCAAGAACAAGAAGCCTTAAATAAAATAATAAATAGTTCTCCACATGAACTTGAAACCAATAGACAACTATCTGGATTTAATGGAAGTATTGAGCAATATAAAAAGAAATTAATCAACGAGATTTACAATAAAAAGGATGAAATTAAAGGTCTTTTAAATTATAAACCAAGTCAAATTGATAAAATTAAAACTTATGAACGTCTTGCGGGTGAAATAGAAGCTCGTGATGTTCAGTTCAGAGAACCCCTATCCCCGCAACAAAGAAAATATACTACGCCCTATGCTTCCCAAAATATTCCTCTTAAAGATCAAATAGTAAGATTTGGCAATGAAGAAAGTGCCAGTATGAAACTCACCCCAGAACAACTTGCGGCTAAGAAAAGACTCCCAGGAATATTACTTACCACTTCAAAAAAAACAGCCGGTAGGGATTTTAATATTAAAAATGAGGACGCTTTTATAAAAGGATTGGAACAGGATAAATTAAAAAGAGAGTTGGGAACTTATAAACCACAAAGGGGTAGTAATGTTGATCAGATACCAAGTATGACGAACTTTGATCAAGACCAGATGATTAACCAAGCAAAATTCAGATCGACCGAAAATAAACAGGCCTTTGATAAATTATTTGCAGAATGGATAGGCAAAAGGAACGCTTCTTCAACTATTGGAGTTCAAACTGGGGCAAAACTTAATGTTCCTCCAAACATAAAAGGCGATGAGGTAATTAAATTCATGGAAAATCCAAACGCCAAAGTGTCGGGAGAGGCCAAACAATATTCAGGAAAATTAAGAAATGAGTTTAATAATTTATATGATTATGCTAATAAAAGCGGGATTGATATTGGATATTTAAAAGACTATATCACCCATATTTGGGACCGTCCCCAAGAAGAAGTAGCACAATTATATAAAACATTAGGTCAAAAATTTAATTTCAGTAAAGAACGAAAATACCCGACATACGAAGAGGGTATAAAAATGGGTCTTAACCCAAAATTTACTAATCCGGCCCAATTGTTATCCGAATACACTAAAAAACTTGAAAAAACTAAAGCAAATATAGAATTTGCTAACCAATTGAAAGACCAAGGATTTCTATCAACTTTAAGAGGTCCAGGGTTGGTCCCAATTACAGCAGAAGGATTTACGGCGCCCAGAACAAGAATGAGTGATGGAGGTTATAGAGAAGGTGCTTATTATGCCCCGCCGGAAGTTGCTAAGGTAATTAATCAAGTATTTTCAAAACAAGAAAGCTCCATGAGCATTCCGGCTAATATATCATCGAAGATTCAAGATATTACTTTATCAGGTGGACTTCCAAAAACTCCAATTAATGCTTGGACTTTTGCACAGGTTACAAAAGAGGTTATGGCCGGACGAGTAAAAAGCCCTCTGAAAGCTATTTGGACGTCGTTATCAGATACAGGATCAAATAAATATTTTAGTGATAACGCAGAATTTATCAAAGAACAACAACTAAACAATATTCCCATTTCAACAACCTTCAACACAGAAAGTCTTGTTAAAAAAGGCACAATTGAGGGATTATTTGGTAAAAGTATTGGAGAAGCATGGAATAAAACAGTTAATGAACCTACTTTTAAGCGTTTTATGCCAGTTCTTCAAACAGAATTTTATAAAGATGCTAAACAGGCTGCTCTCAATGCCGGTAAAGGTTCCGAAGAGGCTATTCAGATTGCATCTCAAGCAACAAAAAACTTCTATGGATTAACTTCGACAGCAAAAACAGCACAACAAGGACAATTAGGAAAAGACGTTTTATCAACATTTGCATTTGCTCCTCGATATCGTGAGTCAATGATAAACTTTTGGCTGAATAATATAAAATCTCTTGCAAATCCTTTAGCGCTCGAAAACAGATCTAATCTTAAATTTATGGTTGGTGCAACACTAACGGCATTAGCCTATGATAAGTTAAACAGACATTATAATAATGGCCGGTCAATGTTAGATAATCCAAAAGGTAAAGAAGATAAGTTGCTTATTCCTCTTAAAGATGGAACAGTTCTTGGAGTTCCATATTTATCTTCAATTGCAACGATGCCTAGGGCTATCTTTAGAGAAGGAAAAATGATTGCTCAGGGAGATATCTCTGGAGCAATAAAAGACGCTTCTCAAACCTATTCTTCTTCAATGATTCGACCCCTTGCTGATGTAGCGGCTAATTCTGATTACTTTGGTAAGCCAATAACTGAAGAAAACATGACAACCGGTGAAAAATTTGGAGCAATAGGAAAATATTTAGGAACACAATATTTATCGCATCCGTATTTGAAAGAACTTCTAGATCCAAGAAACCAAGAAGACCCTATGTATCAAAGACTTTCTCGAGCAATGGAAGCACCTTTTAGATTTTATACCAATAAATCAATAGACACTGGTTATTATTATGATGCAAAAGACAAGGCAATAAAAGGTTTAGGCGATCAAGAACAACAGGCTTTTAATGCTATTCCAAAATCTGATAGCAACGATCCAAACACACGAATACTTAAGTATCAAATTTATTTAACTTACCCAAAAGTATTTGAAGCAAAACAACAAATTGAATTACAAACCGCTCAAAAGACAGGGAAAGCAATAGATCCTCTTTATCTGGTCAACTATGACACAGCTAAAAAATATATGAGATACGAAGCTCTTCCCGAGGGATCGCAAGATCGAAAAGATATGACAAAAGCATATCCAGAACTTGTAGCCTTATTTAGTATAAGAAGTAAATATTTTGATGAAAATCCTATTCCTGGAACAGTTCAATCAAGTAATAAACCCATAGCTTCTGCCTACGTCCAAACACAAATGGATGCTAAAAATTGGAAAGATCCTCAAGTAAAAGCATATTTAGACGCTAATACTGCCTATAACAATCAACAAAGAGAAAAACTAGGTTTACCTCCATTGGCAGGATATATTCAATTTACTAAGAAACCAAAGGCTAAAAAAATTGCATTTAAAAAAATTAAAGTTAAAAAACCAAAGAAAATAGCTAAGCTTAAAATCAAAATGCCTAAAAACACCATTAAAATAACCAAAATACCTATAAAACAACCAAAGAGGGTTGCTTTTAAAATTAAATCAATCGTATCCGATCTCAAAAAATTGAGTTGAAATAGTTTGATACGTTTGGTACTATTAAAGTAGATTAGCAGTATTGCTAACGTTTTGACTCCGAGGAACCTACCTCAAGGAGTCTGTGAACGGCTTTGTTTAGCTTTGTGTATTCAAATCTAGACAAGGCCGTTTTTTTGTGGGTAAAAATTAAACAAGTTTAAATATATGTCAACATCACCTTTAACCGAAACACAGCTTCAGGCTATTATTCATAAAAAATATGAAAAGAATAGTAGCACACCCGCTTCAACTAGCGAGGATTATTTAGTGCGCCGAAGTTTCTTGAACGATTCAATCGAAACATATGGGGGCAGAGCAAAAGAAGAAAATATTAAATGGGATGAATTATTTGTTGACTTGGCTGATGCTGCAACAGGAGACAAAACAACTTCTGCAAATGACGCAATTTACGCAATGCCTGATGATTTTGTTGAAATCTCCTCACTCGTTACCGTTGATGGTAATTTTTATACTCACAAAACTAATGATGACTTAATACTTGCACAAACCAATAATTCTTCAGAGAAGTTTTTCTGGATCACAGGAAATGAAAAAGTTGGATATACGCTTCATCTTAATCCAACTCCAACGGCTGCCGGACTAACAATTGCTTATTCATACTATAAACTACCTACTCTATTTACGGCGACCACTTCGACTACCGAAATTAAAAAACCTTATTTCTTAGTTTATGACGTCTTATCGGTCTTATTTGAGGAAGAAAGGCCGGATATTTCAACTAAATATGCACAAAAGGCTAAGGCCCTTATGGACCAGATGATTATACAAAATTTTATAACTCCGACTAACAATTCTCAAGAAATAAAAAATATAGATAGACAAAATAGCGGATTTTCTTGGGGTGAATAATAAATATGAAAGTATATCCATTACCTGCAACTAAAGTAAAACAATACTTCATTGATATAAAAAGATTCAATGGGGGGACAATGACAAATGGAAGTGAAGCTGAAACTGATCCTAAATATGCAGTGCAGTCTAACAACTTAATTCAAGGATTGTTAACAGGAAAATGGAAAACACGACCAGGAACAAATTATTATGGAACCGCAATTACTGGAGTCTCCATGATTGACGGAGGGATAGAATACGAGAAAGATAATGGAGACGGCACTTTTACACGATATGCAATAGTTATTGGTGGTGGAAAAATGTGGAAATCGGCAGACGGCGGCGCATGGACCGAAGTTACCGGTGCAACTTTTACTTCGGGATATAAACCATATTTTATTCAATCAGATAAAAAGCTGTTTATTTCAAATAGACACGATCCTTTTGCCTACTTTGATGGAACTAATTTAAATGTTTATACAGCAATTACCACACCGGCTGCACCCTCTGGAATGACCAGAACCACACTTACAACTGGAACATTTAACAATTATTATCGAGTGGTTATAGTAAATTTAGTTGGATTTTCAGATCCATCAGCGTCTCTTAGCGCTCCAACTAATAAGCACAGAGATTATTGGGCTAGTGCTGAGGCAGTTAACTTTAATCTTCCGGCAATTGGAACAGGTACAGGATATCAAATATTCTGGGGTGAAGTTGATGGAGAAGAACTAAAGATAGCAGAATTACCGGCAACAGCCACCGCATTTATAGATCTGGGACAAACGACCTATCCTGTTAATGAATATCAAGAGACACCAGATGATAATACAACGGCAGCTCCTAAATTTGGACCAATGGAAATGTCAGGAAATAGACTTTGGGGTACTTACGATCCGGATAATACTTGGAGAGTATACGGATCAGGGACAGGGGTTGATTTTGCCCGTTTTTCGTCATTCTATGGCGGATTCTACATTGATTTGGAATATGGTGGACGATATAAGCCGGTTTCAGTAGTTCATTATCGTACAGGTAAAGGAGATCCAATTGTGACAGTTCTCTGCCAGTCACCAGATGGACAAGGAACAATATTCCAGATAGAACTTACCAGTATAACAATAGGATCAGGAGCTACTTCAACAACGTTTGTAGTACCGGTTGCTTATAAAATAGTCGGGGCAACTGGAGCAGATGCTCCATATTCAGTAATAAAGGCCGGAAACAAGATAATGTTTGGAAATAAAAATGGAGCTTTCTTTTTACAGAATCAAGCACAAATGTTTCAGGTACTAGATTCACCGGACTCTACAGCTCCAATTAGAAATCAATGGAGATCAATTAATCAGTCTAAGGTAGGAGACATCGCAGGTTATTTTAGACCACCTGTTGCATATTTTTCGGTAGCGGTCGGATCAGATAATGATAGAACAATATTATTTGATTTTGAAAAAGGAAACTGGAATTGGGCTTGGACTATCGGATTTAAAGCATTCTTTGAATATACAGATAGTAGTAGTAATACTCATTTCCTAGGAATACCGACTTCGGGAGATAAGCTCGTTGAAATTTCAGAAAGTTATTTAGGAGATTTTGGAGCTGCATTTAATCAATCATATATATCACCTTTGATTCCTGTATCAGACGATAAAACTGATTCAGCAAAAGTGAGATATGCGATTGCAGAATTTGGACATTTACTAGGAACGGTTTGGTTTGAGATATTAGGAATGAAGGATGATGGAACAGTTTCAAGTATTGCGTCAGATTCAGCAGATTCAACAGTTGGAACTTCAGGAATTGGAGATGATGAGTTTTCCGACTTTTTATTTTCAGATACGGAAGACGTTCCAACGACATTTACAACCTCCTCTCAAAAAATAACAATTCGAGTAGGAGAAAAAATAAAAGCAATCCAATTTAAAGTGTATTCAGACACACTTGCAAGTTGGGAATTATTAAGAATTCAGGCCAAAGGAATAATCATGTCCGGAAGGCCAAAATATAGTTAAAAATTTAATTCAATCTTATGGCTGCTAAAGCTACAGAAGTTACACACTTTCTTTTTGAATCTAAACCATTATGGTCAGGAAGAATCGGGGCTGCGGGAGTTTCCGATGCTACAGTTCAAACAATTCCCCTAGAATCTGCTACAAATTTAACAAACGGAAATGCGTATGTTTTCCGGATGGGAAGAGTTGATGAAAACGGCGTAAAAAGAGCCCAGAATTTAACTGAAGTATCTATTGGAAAATTATCAAGCACTAATTTTATAGATTGTGTTAGAGGATCAGAGGGTACTGCACAAGGATTTGCAGCCGGTACAGTTGTTGAAATTTTATTTACTTCGACACATTGGGATAAATTGATAGAATTTTTGGGAGTTGAACACGGACCAACCGGAGTACACACTTCAGCCTTAGTCACGACTTTAAAAGCTACTGGGGCGGAAGTAGATACAGGAACGAGTGATACTAAAATAGTAACCCCTAAAGCCATGGAGGATAGTGATTATGTCAAAACTGCAAATCTCCCTGTCACAGCTTCAAATACAGTCACTTTTACAAATAAGAGAACAACTAAACGAGTTCAGTCGGTAGCTAATGCCGCAACTGTAACACCTGATGCTGACGCTAATGATGTAGTTGATATTACAGCCATAGCTCAAGCTTTCACGATCGCCAACCCATCAGGAACTCCAACAAATTTTCAACAATTGATAATCAGAATAAAAGATAATGCAACAGCAAGAGCTATAACTTGGGGAAATGGATATGTGGCTGGCGGTGTTGCTCTACCTTCAACGACAGTCTTAAGTAAAATTTTAAACCTGGGGTTTCAATATAACACAGCAAACGCCCTTAATAAATGGCAATTAGTAGCAAGTTCTCAAGAAGCATAATATGGCAACAATAATTCCAGTAATGACTTCAAATACAGCTCCCGAAGGGACAGTATTTTTTACTGGAACTGATATTGGATTTCCGGAACATAGTCCTTTTGATGGAGATAATGAAATTAATGTTGGATGGGCCATCGCCTCTGTTACTGGTTCATTAGGATATCAGTTTCCCGACAGTAAAAAAGCTATTGTTACTTCATATGTAATAACTACTAGAAACGAAAACGGTTCGCCAAGAGCACCAAAATCATGGCAATTTCAAGGATCGAATGATGGAACAAACTGGACTACACTTGATACTCGTACTAACATAACCGACTGGGCTTCAGTGGCCCCACAATCTCATTCTTATAGTTTTTCTAACACTACCGAATATCAGTATTATAGGGTTAATATCACAGCGTCAAATGACGCATCCTATGTAGGAATAGGATTACTAACAATGGATGGAACTGTTGTTATACAAAACAAAGGAAATTTTCTCCTATTTTTTTAAATTATGCTTAAATTTGTTCATCCAACAGAATTTTCAGGAAAATACCCATACGGTTGGGCAGGATTTACTTGGCTTGATTTTGACTCTTCAGCTAATTCTTACCATCCAGGCGATGATTATAACTGGGGAATTGCTGGAAATGATGATTTAGGCAAACCAGTTTATGCAATTACTGATGGCGTTGTAGTTTATTCAGGAGATGACACTGTTCTTTATGGAAAAATGATTGTTATAAAGCATACTCTTGACGCAGAAACTAGAAAATTTATCAAAGATAATTTTGGAATGGACGTACCAGAACTTTACTCCCTTTATGCTCATCTTCTTGAAAGAAATGTTTATGTTGGAAATAAGGTTACTTCGGGAATGATGATAGGTAAGGTGGGAAAATCAGGAGTTACCTATGCTCATCTTCACACAGAACTATACAGAGGCGACCTTGACTTAAAAGATAAGCCTTGGAGATATTACCCAATAGGATGGAGCAAAGAAATGGTTATAAAAAATTGGCTTCCTCTTTATACCTTAGTTGAAAAATTTAAAACTTATCAACCACCAGTTGATCCTTATATAGCTAAGTTTAGTCAACTTAAAATATCAATAGATAGATTACAATCAGAAACCGCCGTCTTAAATTCTCAAGCCGATAAAAAATCTGCTTATGAAAATACTATGATAAAAGTTAAAAAAATTAGTGATACAGGAAGTCTATGAAATTAGGAAGTATTAAGGCTTTAGCCTTAATATAGACATTGATTAGCAGTTTAATATAACAAGTGCTATGGCTCAAACTAGATTACAAAAAGAAAGGTTATGGTTGGCAATCAAGAGAATAGAAACTGATAAGCTTGCCAGTAAGGTTGTCAAAAAACTTTTAGAAGAACTTAGTAAAAAATTAAGAAAAGAAATTTGGGAAGAATTAACACATACAAAACTTGAAGAAATAGGCAGAGGTAAATCAAAATTAGAAAAACTTAAATTAGCTTTGAAATTATTTTAATATGGAAATACAATTAACACTCTCAAATATAATGTTATTTGCAGGTATAGTCGGTACTATTTTTACCGTTTATAATATCTTCAGGAAACCACAAGAAGAAATTGAAACAAAACAGGCTGTGAGTGAAGAAAAAGACAAAAACAAAGCTACAGTCTTAGCTCAAAAAGAAGCGGAAAATAAAGCTTCACTTCTAGATCAGCAGGTAAGATTAACCAACGAAGCTAATGAAAAGAAATTTATAGATCTTGCCGTTCTGCTTAAAGATTCAATGGCTTTGGCGCAAAATCATATCCACACAGTTGACACAAAAGTTGACAATATAGCAGTAAGAATGAGTAATCTTGAAAAGGGTTTAGTAAGGCTCTCAACAATTATTGAAGAGAGAATACCCAGGAAATTATAAATTTAATTTATTTATATGGATAATTTACAAGCGATTGCAGTCATAATCGGGGTTGTGAATGGAGTGCGTCTTTTTAAGGAAGGAAATGATGTAACTCCTAAAAACTATTGGGGGTTTGCTCTTTTTCTTATCTCACTCATTCTAGGAGTTGGATTTGGATTTGCTCATATGTTTGGTCTTACTGTTGAATCAGGAATAGTGGTTGCACTAGCATCAAGCGGATTATATAGAGTTGGTGAAAAAGTTGGAGGAAATTAAGAATATATCAAATATGATCAAGTGGACGGAAGTTAAAAAAGCCGTTAGAGAATATTTAAAAGAAAAATCCCAAGCTGAAAAAGCCTTAGGGAGAGGTGGTGTTGTTGATTTTTTTAAATGGGTTCGTATAAAATCTAAATGAAAAAAATACTATTTTTATCTGATCTTCAAATTCCTGACCATAGTCAAGAATGTCTCGATTTAGTTCTTCAATTTATACCGGATTTTAGACCGGAATTAGTTATCCTTAATGGTGATCTTCTCAATTTTACTGGTGTCGCAAAATATGATCCAGTTCCTCATTATAATGTTAGTTTGATTAATGAAATAGAAACAGCCTGTAGAATAATTAATAAGGTCGTAAAGGTTGTTAAGCAATCTAATCCTATAGCACAAATAGTCTGGATAAAAGGAAACCATGAATTTAGATTGGAAAAATATTTAGCCAGTCACGCTTCTCCCGTTGCAGAACTAAAGGTTGATGGGGAGTATTTAATTTCGATAGAAAAGATATTTAATACGAAAGAATTAGGTATTAAAACTGTTCCTTATCAAAGAGAATTCAAAATAGGCGACGTAATAGTTGAACACGGCGATCTGGTCCGAAAACACGCCGGTTATACTGCTAAGGGAATGTTTGAATCAAGAGGAGAATCGGGAATTAGTGGTCACACCCACAGACTTGCTTATTACTCACGCTCTAGGGCCGGTAAAACATATTTTTGGATAGAGATGGGCTGTTTGTGTAATTTAGAACCGGAACCACACTATGCAAGACGTCCTGACTGGCAACATGGATTTGCTATTGCCTATCAAAATAAAAAACAAGTTTATGCTCAATTAGTTCCTATTTTTAATAATTCGTTTGTTGTAAACGGCAAACTATATTCAAAGAAAAAATATGACAAGAGATGAATTTTTAATCTATTTAGAGACAACTTATAAAAATTGTATAGAAATAGTTAAAAAGAAGAATGCCGACTATGCTAAGGGAGATGACCCATTCCGGAACTTCCGGTTTTCACAACTTATTGATATTCCAGTTGAGGACGCAATAATGGTTAGAATTCTCGATAAAATGGCTAGAATAGGTAATCTTTTGCATAAACCTAGTGCGGTTTTAGATGAGAAGATTGAAGATACAATAGCGGATAGTATTAATTATTTAGCTATTCTGAAAGCTTTTTTGAAAGATAGGAAATAAAAAAAGATTAGCAATGAACTATTTTGTCTGATAATTGACTTTTAGAGCATTGTGTAAGGCCCTATAAAAAGGGTCTATTTTTTTGCTTAAAAAATGATACAGTTTGATACTTTATGACCTCTTGAAAACGCACGGGTAGTGGTATAGGCTTAGGATAAGCCCTAAGAAAATTAGGGTTATTTTTTTAGAGTAGAAACAATGTTAGGCTATGGGCCTGTGGTGTTAATGGTAGCACTGCCGACTCCAAATCTGCCAGTGCGGGTTCAACTCCCGTCAGGTCCACAGCTTAATGCTGTTTTTGTCTATAAAAGAGCTTCGTAAGGCTGTATTTTATCATAACCTAAAGAGAATTGCAATCATCATTACTTTATGCTACTTTGTTTAACTTTGTTTGTCAATAGTCAAATATTATATATTAATTATAATTAATATATAATATCGAATTCAACTCGATATAACAGTGTTATTTATTAAAAATATATTGTTTAATTGAGTTTTCTTATCATTAAATCCTTTTATTTCAAGTAATTTACCAAGTTTTCTTATCGTTTCTGCAATATTCCGGCAAATTCCATCACAATATATTTTTTTAGTATATTGTGGATCACCTGGATGAATATATTTTTGACAAAATAAACAATGTTTAGCTCCTAGATAATGTTTAAACGGCGGTTTAATTAACATATTTTATTTTTTGTGATTTTTTTGCCCCATTCATTAGCAAAATCAATAAAATCATCAGCACTTAAATCCATTATCCAATCTTCAAAATCATCAGGCATCATATCATCCGTTCCAACGTACTGGTCAGCGTGTTTTTCCTGTAAAAAATCTTCAAATGTTTCTTCCATATCAATTTAATCTTTTCTTAACTTTTAATTTCCAATTTTCATATCAATCAATTCGTCTAATATTTCTATTAATCCCATTTTATTTATATAAAGACTATCTGGGTCTGATACTTCTGTCTGTAAATCTTTTATACCTTCAACTATTCTATCCCTTTCTTCTTTTCTCTTTCTTTTTTCAGCCTCCACAATTAGCTTTTTAATCTCGGTCTTAAGAAAAAGTTGTATATTTCCATAATATCCGCCTGTTTTATAATTAAAAAATTTCTTTTCAAATTGAAAAACTAACTTTTCTATTAGGTTCATATTATTTATAAAATAAACTTTTAATTTCTAACCTGCCTTCTCTTACTAAATTTTAATTCTCCTAACCATCCTCCTAACTTAGCCCATTCCATAAACCCTAAAAAATCATTCCAACTTAACAAAGTCATTGGAACCCCTTCGTTCTTCATCATTACCACAACGGGTATTTCTGTCGGTCTTGCTGAGTCGACCGCTTGCTGATAATATTCTTCCGGTTTCCATTTTTCTTGCCGCTTGCATTCTATCCTAATTGGTAATTCTGTATAAATGTCACTCCGTAAACCTTCTATGGCCCCTGATCTTGGCATTCTTTTTGCCCAAGGATCGAGTTTGTGATCTCTTAGGTCTTTCGCTATATCCAATTCCAGTGACCGGCCTTTTTCGACCTTTGACTGCGTTATTTTCATATTTAATTTGTAACCATTGAAATGTATTGGTTAGAAAATTCATAAAAGTCCTAATTTTGCCTTTGCTTGCAAAAAATATTTCTCCGGCATATTAGCTGCAATATTCATCATCCCTTCAATATGGACCTCCGGTTTTTTAGGAATAAACCGTCGGATATAATTTCCGTAAAGAATCATTGGGTGTTCAGGAATTAAAAATACTTTCTCCATTTTTTTAGAATCTTTCATCCATTCTTTATAACTGCAAATATATTTTTGTCCCTGGTATTCAACAATAATTTTCTTGTTATATTTTTTAGCCTTCTCAAGATAGAGAAGACGGATATAAAAACGGCCGTCAGCGTGAGGCTTATCTGTTATTTTGATATGAATTGTGTGTTGTGTTTCAAATACAAAATCACTCATATTTTTAATCCCATTGATTCACAAGTTCTATAACCGGTCCAATGGTATTTCCAAAGCGTTGCTAACCCATAGACTGTAGTTTTTATATTTTCAACGTCATTACCTCTCAAATCTTCAGTTGTCCATCCAGCGTGTTTTCTCATTGATTTCCATGTTGGAAGTTGAATTTGACCGGTTCCACATGAAGCTCCACCGTCGCCACATTTTAATGATCCATCTGGACGACGTGATAAAAAGCCGGATTCTTGTATAAAAGTACAAACAACGGCTTCTTCGTTGATTTTGTATTGGCGGGCAAGTTTTCTAGCATAGCCTTCCGCTTCATCTCTTGAAAGAATTATTAAATTTTTATTTTCTAAACCATCAGGGGCCGGTTTTTCCCTTGTTCCATCCGGTAAAGGTGTTGGTGTGGGAGAAGAAAACTTGTGACTTCTGATGGTCGATTTAGGCGAATTGATATGATATTTGAGCTTGATTGTGTAAGCTGCGACCGGTTTTGTAAAAAGAAATAAGGCTAATAGAATCGATAAAACTGGTTTCCCTATATTTTTAAATGCTTTTGATTTAAAATCCTGTAATCTTTTGAGATCCTCATTACCATTAATATTTATTTTTTCTGTATTGTTGCTATGGTTATTGTTATGGTATTGGTTATGGTTATAGTTATGGTTATATGGGGTTTCTAACCCCTTAACAACCCCTTGAAAATAATCTTGTATTTTAGGAGAAATACTATTTAATTCTTTATCTTTTGCAAGCATTACTAAATCTCTTCCTTTATAGTCAACGTAGGCGCTATTGTGATTGTGATAAACCCAGTCTTCATAGAAAAAACACCATTTAATATCAGTAAGCTCTTTCTTACCCCTTTCTAACTGGTTAACATCTAGCCCTGTATCAAATAATATTTGCCTGTCATTGATATGATGATAACGAGAGAGTCCCAAAGTCATGCAGGTTATTAAGTAGTTGAACAAAAGCTTTGTTTCCAAAGAACAACCGGAAAATTTTGTATCCAACCATAATTGTGGGTAAACGCCTCTGGTTTTCATAAGATTTCAGCCCTCCGTCGTTTTGTTACGAGCAAACAATTACTAAGAGCTGAAATCTCCCCTTAATAAATTTAAGGGGTAAGATCGCACTAACCCGAAACTGGTAATTTCTGAACCGTTGATGTCTTATATCCCTGTCCCTGGCACCATTCCCACAACTGGGTCTTTTCATCCTGGTGTCTATGATCCCAAATTCCATTACCTCGATCCTTCATCTGGGTTTTGTGCATTTCACAAAAATGTTCTCTTGATTGACTTGATGGTTTTATAGCATTTACTACAGGTTTATAACTTCCATCATCGTCAGCAGCCGGAATTAATACCATTGACTGCAATCCTTGTCTCCTGGCATAAGATATTGCTGATCCTAGTGCTTGAGGATCAGAAACAGTTTCAGACGTTGTTTTAATTCCTGTCTTTATGTCTTCTCTGACTGTTTTTGTTATCTTTGTAACAATTGGTGTTGATGAGCTAAAATATTCGCCCGATTCATGAATCAACACTGTTTCAACAGTCATTCCAACAATTGGTTGCAAAACAATAATTCCAACACTATTTAACTTATCTTTACAGGCATCAACTACATCTTTTAAACCGGCATATTTACTATTAAAATATGAATTGACCTCGCTTTTTACTACGGATTCAATTTTCTTCTGCGCTTCTAAAAATGCCGGTATTATCTTAGTTATCGTTTTTGACGTTAACATAGGTTTCTTCTTTGTAAACTTTTAACTCAATCAATAGTCGTACCAGTTCTTTAGTAATATATAAACGGTGCTTTCTTTCATCAGACTCTGGACTTTCTAATTCTTTTACAACTACCATCATTTTGTTAAAATTTTCATCCATATTATTTTTTTAACTGGTAATCTCTGGAAACTTCTAGGTGATCGAAAAAATAAGGATCAGTAACAAATTTCATAAAACCTGTCCAGTGAACCTTCAAGAAAATTATTGCCAAAACAACCAATGCTGTAACAAAACCCATAACACATAAACCCGCTGCTCTTAAAAAAGAATCCCATTTACTTTCAAGTGGTTTAATCATATTTATCACCTTCCTTTTGACTTATATTAATTTTATTGCTATAATATGCTCTAAAATCAATATTTGTCTTTTTATAAGGTTTTTTTTGAAGAAGAATTTTAATGAAGTAAATTTTTTATGAAAGTTTTAACCTCTGACATTCC